GATTCAGAGGCATTCGCCATTAAAACACATGCTGGGTCTGCTAATGGGTCAAACCGACTTGTAATAAGAAAGAATGGTTATGTTGGCATAGGAACCGATAGCCCGTCCTCGAAGCTTCAAGTCAACGGAACCCTCACGGCGACGACTAAGAACTTTTTAATCGACAACCCGAAAACTGGAGGTGAGCTGCAATACAGCGTAATCGAAAGCAATGAGCATGGGGTTTGCGTAAGAGGAGAATCAGATCAAGAAGAAGTTGAATTGCCAGTCGAATGGGAGTGGCTTGTTCATGAGGACAGCGTAACGGTCCAGCTCACATCGGTTGGCCAAGCGCAGAGCTTGTTCGTGCTAGAACGTAATAACGTAAGCGTCAAAGTTGGCGGATTAGCAACCGGTGGTAAATACAGCTATGTTATCTACGGAACACGTAAGGATGTAGAACCACTTGAAGTAAATATCTAAACAAAAATATACTGGTAAATCGGTAGGTTTAATCTACCTTTTTTCTGACGGGAGATTTAATCCCCCACAACAACCAAAGTATATGAACCCAGAAATCGAAAAATTCACGAAGCAACGAACCACTCTCCTTAATGAGTTGACTGAGCTTACCACCCGCTCTCAGAGCTTAACCACTGACATCAACAGGATCGAAGGTATTTTAATCTACCTTAACCAGAAGGACCAAAATCAGGTCCAACTTGAACCTGTTGAAGAACTCGAACCCGTTGAAGAACTCACCCCTACATAATATGGAAATTACAATCCCCCTAAAAGCCGCAGCCTCACGCGAGGCTGTGGTTGCCGCACCCGCCAAGACGTTTGCAGAGGCATACATCTTACATCTTAATGTCAATGCCGAAAACGCTGGCCCAAATGACAATATCAATATCGTTTATTGTCCCTTTGACAAAGAAAGTGGCGAGCGTCTAATGACGGAACAAAGAGAGATCTCGGTCCCTTTTTGGCAGGTCATGGAAGATGTGCCAGAAGCAGCAACTGCATTTAAAGCAGTCTGTGACGCACTGCCCCTCTTGATCGCCCACAAGAAGAAAGTTGAGGATGACTTTCAGGAGGCTCAGGAAGCTGCCGCGCAGAAGCTAATCGAAGAAGCTGAAGCTTTTGCCGCTGCTGAAGCTGCTGCTGCTGAAGCTGTTGAAGCTGTAGCTGCTGAAGCTGCTGAAGCTGTTGAAGCTGCCGCGCAGAAGCTAATCGAAGAAGCAGAAGCTTTTGCCGCTGCTGAAGCTGTTGAAGCTGTTGAAGCTGTTGAAGCTGCCGCCGATGATGCTAGTAACATAGAATAAGTCACCTACTTGATCCCATGTTCAACCACATCACGCATCCTGTATCGGGGATGGCGGCTTCCGCATTGGCTTTCTTCTCTAACTTAACTGTGTCTTTTGGCGCGGGAGTTCAGATTATGTCAGCTATTCTGGGCTTGATTATTGCCGTCCTGTCTGCCATAATGACGATTGAAAACTTCCGCAACCGAAAGAAATGATCAGCTACCTCTCAGAAAATATCGAAGGAATCTTCGCGATTCTTACCACCGTCGTCGCCGCAGCTTCTGCCATCGCGGCGCTTACGCCAACGCCTAAAGACGACACCGTCATCGGCAAAGCATACAAAATCATCGACTGGCTCGCGCTCAACGTGATGAAAGCTAAGGACAAGTGATTAAACTGATCACGGCGTTAGCGCGGTCCTACATAGCGACACTTCAGTGGAAACAAAGAAGATTCATTTATGAACTGGAAGACCAAATTGACTCCCTTGCTGCCGATGGCTCTCCTGCTGCCAAGCTGCGTATCGAGCGGATCTCAAGACGCCTTGAACAGGAGCGCACTCTACGACCCGCCGACAGTGACCTTAATTGAAGGCGCTGAGTATCAGTTTAAGGAAGGCGTCTTTGTTGGAGACGGCCAGAAGTTCCACAGCGACTACAGCTACCGTCGCGCACTCATTATAGGTAAATGAAAATAGCCAAATTACTTGACGCAATTATGGGTCTGATCTCTGCCTACAAAGCAGGGTTGGTCCAACGTAAACGCCAGAACCTCAAGAGCGTTGCTATCTGCGTGGGCCACAGCCGTATCGGGGACAAGGGCGCGATCTCAGTCGGCGGGGTCACTGAGTGGGACTACAACAAAAAGGTAGCCAATGCTTTACAGACCCAGCTACGCCATCAGGGGATAACTTCTGTTGTCTTCGATGACTACCCGTCAGACAGCTACAGCGGGGCGATGAACTGGCTAGCTCGTGGCATCAAAAAAGAGAAGTGCGACCTCGCCATTGAGCTGCACTTCAACAGCTACGCGAACTACCTAACATCAGGATATGAATACCTTTACTTTGAAGGAAGTAAGAACGGGAAGCGCCTAGCTAATTGTTTCCTAAAAGCGCACGGTGAATCATTTACAGAGCAGACTAGTCGGGGAGTAAAGTCAACGGATACCGTGCAGCGTGGCGCAGCGTTCTTGCGGAGAGTCCCACCACCCGCCGTGATCTGTGAGCCGTTCTTCGGGAGCAGCCCAACGGACTGGGCTAACTTTGAGTATAAAGGGCTACTACTAGCCGGAGCTTACGCACGGGCAATTGTCGAATACTTTAAGGACGAATGAAAGACAGAGACTACAAAAAAGAATACGATAGCTACCATCGCAAGCCGAAGCAGATAAAGCGTCGGGCCAGCCGAAACAAAGCACGCCGTAAAATGAAAAAACTTTTAGGTAAGAAGATCGAAGGTAAGGACATTGACCACAAGGATGGTAACCCGCGAAACAACTCGCGGAAAAACTTACGAGTCCTCAGTAAAGCACGTAACCGATCCCGAAAGTGAAGAATCTAAAATCAGTCATGATCGCGGGTCAGCGGATAAAGATCCAGATGACTGATTTGGACTCGGCATACGGGCAGTACCTACACGATAGGAAGACAATCCAACTTGATGCCTACCTAACTGACAACGACTTTATCACGACACTTCGACACGAAATGCTCCACGCCGCCTTCCACATCTCTGGCCTCTCATTCTGTGAGTCCTTTCAGGAAGAGGCTTGTATCCGTTGCATAGACGAAGTATTCTTTCCAGCCTACGAACGAGTCCTAAAACGATTAAAATAATGCCAGACAAATTTAAAGACGCCGTTGAGAAACGCATATTAGTTATCGGGAAGAAACCAAAAGGATTCAAGGTTGAAGGAGATCCTGCGGTGACTGATATGATACTGCGCCACGAAAAGTTTTCGCCTAAGTCCTATTCAGATTATAAACAGACTAGTATTGGTTACGGGACAAAGGCTAAAGAGGGGGAGACAGCAATAGACGAAAAGGAGGCCCGCAAAAGGGCGGTTGAGCGCATCACGGAGGACCGTGAGGCTGTCTTAGAGGGAATGAAAAAATGGGGCTACGACTGGACCCCCTCGCAGGTAGACGCCCTCACTAGTTTCCGTTACAATATCGGGAATATCGGGGGAGTGACAGGTGGTGGTAAACGGAGCGACTCGGAAATTGCTGAATCCATTCTCCTGTATAACAAGGTCACGAAAGATGGAGTTACCTCACCGCTTGAGGGGCTTACGAAGCGTCGAGTGGATGAATCCAATTTATTTAAGAAAGGTATGGAGCATAAAGTAGGAGTAGAAATCGTCAGAGGAAAATGAAAAGTTTTAAGAAACACACCATGTACAACAAGGCTGGCGAAGGCTTCACGGCCAACACCCACGAGCAGCATCTTAGCATGAAGAAGAAAGGCTACAGCCACAGTAAACCTTCTTCTACAGAGAAGAAAGTGGGGAAGATAATCAAGAAAAAATCAGGTTACTAAAATAGCGCGTAAGCGCAAATCATGAGTAGATTCATAACTTACAAACCGACAGCGGAAGACGTTGCCGAAGCATTCAACCGGTCTAAGGCACTGGGCAAGCTCAAAACGTCCTTCACGAACGGGAAGGGGAACATGACAGGCTTCTTAGGAGAGGTCGCGTTTGAGAAAACTTTTAAGCAGTTTACCTACGTGGGCGACAAGTCTTACACGCACGACTACGAATATATGGGACTCAAAGTAGATGTTAAGGCGAAGAAATGTTCGTCAAAGCCTAGGCTGGACTACAATGCTTCCGTAGTGAAGACGAAGTTCAGCAAGTTTGAGGCCGACGTATACTTCTTCGTAAGAGTACACGAGGACCTCAAAAAGGTCTGGCTCTGTGGGTGGTCACCTAAAAAGTCCATTATACACAAAAACAGGCTGAATAAGAAGGGGGAGTGTGACTCAGACGGATTTAGATTCAAGTCAGATGGTTACAACATCGAGATTAAGAAGACCCGAAGACCCGACGCCCTCGAATCACTCACTGTTCGGCGGTAACATATTAGGGTTAAGGTGGCCCTCTTTTTTGTAGGTTAGCCTGATTCCGTTAGGCGCTGCAAGTTCCACGAACTCGCTTAGAGAGGCATCCATGTATGCCTCTATGATGATGTCTGGATCACCACCAGCTTGATTTATGATCTCACTCAGATCTAGCCAAAATTCACCACAGAGTTCATGTCTCCTAATTTGTAGACTGGTCATTAGTTACCAATATCAAACTGGCCACGTAAGTCGATAGTCCAGATTTTGCCTCCACCTTTACCTTTAGAAAATACAGGTCTGATCTTGCTACTAGTTCGTGCAGACTCTTCCATGACGGACATCCCACGCCTAATGAACTCTAGGTTGTTGGACATGCCAACATTCCGACCGTTATTGAAATCGTGAAGAGTTGTTTGGAACTCTGTTAATGTTCCTGTCCATGTGTCTTGGGCAGTAACTTCACGGCACCTCTTACTAAAGAAGTCCACGAGTTCAGAAATGGAACTACGCGCACTATTGTCATAGGCAGCATCTGCAATCTTAGCGTCAATATAGCTACGAACACCAAAACGCCCTGTATCGAGAACTTCTGTCGGTGGGTTCCAGTCTAACAAGAACTTAGCAAAGTGGGGGAGTTCTTCGTCGATGGTCGCCTCCAATTTGTGGTTAGGGGGAAAGTTATCGGTGGAGTCATCGCTGATCAATAATGCGATGAGCTTATCACGGTTACTTGAGTCAAGTGAGGGGATCACCGACAAAGAGTTAGCGTCCATGTTCAATGACAGAACGACTCGACCAGTCCAAGGGACTGACAATGAGTCAGCGTATTTGGCCTGATACTCGACTCTTGGATTAGCAACTGATCGCTTAAGGAGTTCAGTTGCGCGTCGCTGGTCTTGGAAGCTCGCTGCGGATGTTGTGTCATCGATTACCCATGCAGCGACTCTACCTAAGTCTTTATTGAACTTAGTTTGTCCTGAGAGGTAATCAGAGGCATCTGCGAAGCCCCCTACGAGACCACTAATGACCTTGTTAGATAGTAGAGATTTTCCTCGTCCTGTGGGTCCGACAAGTAGTAGCGCCTGTCCCTGCATCTGCTTACGCTCTAAAACAGCGTAATAAAACCGTTGAAGCCACGCATATAGGTAATCTGTAGCTGGCCTATCTCCACTAGCGACAAATAGTTGATCTAACCATTTATTTAGGAAGGGCCACTTGGAGCGGTCACCATCAACGTCTGGTTGGATGCTATTGATCCTTGCACAGTTAAGAATGCGGCTCCCATTGTAAGAGACAATTCTTTCTTTAGAGAATACAACGGGAGCGATATCATCAATCCTGTTATGGTTACTTACAGTAAGCAAAGCAGATTCAACTTCACTGATCGTCTGTCCTTTTTTAACTCTCGTTGAAAATCCAGCTTGCCTGAATTCTAGGACAAGTTGCTCTTTAGGGATTGATACAGCATTACCATATAGGAGCTTAAAATAACTACGCCCGTTGAACCAATATTCGTCCAACAAGATGGACATCTTTTTATCCTCGTAGTCGCTAACAAAAGCTCTCCCGAAGATATCAGCCCAGCTCATGAATCCTTTTCCCGCTCTGTCGCTGTAACAGACCATTCCGTCCTCAACCGCTTGGCAACCATCCCGATCAATCCCATCATCGATCCAGAAGAGTGGTCCACGCGAACCAACTTCAAAGTCGTTGATCCAGCGATTCGGGAAACGGGATTCAACTTCTTTCGCAACAACATTGATGGGGACGTTAGTGTCACCGGATTGAGGTGGGCTTTTACTGACCGCCTTGGCTAGTGTGGTGTTGATTAGGTCGTGGGCAACGACACCACCTATGTGTGTCCATTCTTCGCCCAGTTCGAAATACTGGTTTGGTTTAAGTGACGTGCTGTCAAAACCTGCATAGGCCGAAGTAACTTTCATCTTCTTAGCCAGTTCCTCCATAAAGGGAGCATAGACTTCAGGTGAGATAGGTAGTGGCCTGTCGAACTCCCATACTAACCTCAGATACCCTGATTGAGTTTTAGTTGACCATGTGGGCAGCATCTTCCCAAATCGGGCGCTTAGATCGTCCTTCAATGAGTTCCAGTTGACTTTTACGCCTGCATCGTAGTCGGCAACTAGACCATAAACCTTGTTTACGGGGTTCTCATTGCTAATCCTCTTGGAGGGAGATCTACCTTCCGCGCAGCTATAAAAACAGTGGTCCGTTTTTGCGTCGGCGCACCAACTACGGTATTCTGCTTTGGATTTAAAAGGGGGCTTCTTTTTTTTGAGCTTACTTGGATCATTTGATTTTTCAGCTTTATGTTCTTTCAGGTTTTTCAGGTAGCGGTATTTCATTTTATTTTTGGTATCTATCGAGAATTTTTCCTTCGGAGGCTAATGGGATGTCACTAATCCAATCAGGTGGAATAGACATTATCCGTATGACATCAGCAAGAACCTTTTCTGATTCGCTCTCGTCACACTCTACAACAACCTCATCGTGAACGTGCAGTATTATGTCGTGGCCAGCCTTGTCAATCTCTAACATGTGGAAACAAAAAATGTCCCGCGCTAGCTTTTGTGCTAAGTTCTCCGCTTGAAGTCCATGCCATATTTTTGTAGCTGTCTTCTTGCCGTGCCTTCTCGGAAATCCCACGTAATTGATTCCTCTAGTAGACCTACTCATTTTAAGTTTACCATAGCTCAGGGTTGACCCCGAAGGTAGTTCGTGGCGCAGCTCGGAATTTGTGTCATACGAGGCGCACATGTCGTTTTTTAGTTTCCGCCAGAAAGCCGTAACCTTCGTCATTGTATCACGGTAAACGCTAACTAGTTTCTCAGCAGCCTCTAATTCTAAGTTATACATAGCAGCAACCTTGTCAGGGCCACTCCCGTAGCCACTTCCCAGTGTTCCCGCCTTTACGATATGCCTAAGTTTGGGGTCCACGTCTTTCAGACTCCCCCTATCCTCAGACCACATCCCAAACTGGATGGCAAATGCTTCATATATGTCGTCACTTTTTGCAATCTTATCGAGCATCTCGTGATCTCCAGAGAGCCAACTAAGTGTGCGCACTTCAATCTGAGAAAGGTCAACAACGACTAGCTTTCGTCCTTTAGGAGGTTCAATAATATTTCTCATGTTCACCCCGAACATTTCCTCTCTGGGTAAGTTCTGGAGATTGAGGTTCCCTCCGCTACCGCTAAAGCGTCCAGTGTGTGCCCCGTAGTACATCATGCCACCGTAGTAGCGACCATTCTCCATTGTAGCTCTGTCAAATGAGGCCAACTTCTTTTTGAATGAATTGATGCGTCTCCAATTTGTCACTGCTGCGACCCAATGGTATTTCTTACCATGACGACGAATCCAGTCTTGGGCATCTACATCTGTTTGTGCGAGAGACGCAGGAGGCTCAATACCATTCTTGATGCATTCTTCGTCAAATGCTTTACGGCTAAGGAGCGGCCTGTCCCCATTCCAAGGAATAGATCTCTCAGTTTCAAACAACTGTGCGCTAACACTTTCTCTCGCCTGTTTAATTAGCTCGACGTTAACAGGCATGCCCCGCTGCACAACGTCTCTATTTAATCGGCTTATGTCCCGCTCAAATTGAGTCCACTTGCCACTATGCTTCTGCCATAGTTTTAAGCACCATTCGGAATCCTTTAGCGCGTATTCTGAAACTTCCTCTTTAAATTGATCATCCATCTCGTGCCAATTCTTGTTCAGCATGTTATCGCGAGTAGACTTTTCTAGCTCCACGTCGAATGAGTCCCCCACAGCTCCTTTGAGGTTTCTGGGTAACGAGAGGCATGCGCACATATCCGCAGTGCAGTGCCACTTATGGTATTCCACTTTAGGCCACCAGCCACGCTCCACCCCATATAAATAGAGAGTCTCGTCAAAGCTAGCGTTATGAGCTAGAACTATGTTGTTTTCCAGCATAGACCAATCAAAGTCTTTAGGGTGACCAACGAACGTGTATCCGTTTTCCCCCACTACTGAAACCATATACGCATCAAACAATGCGTGAGAAAAATAGCCCAACGGGCCTAATGTTTTTATGCTGCATTCCTTTGAGTAAAAAGTCTCAAAGTCTACAGCGAAAGTAATTCTATTCATTTTTAGAAGGCAGTGGCCTACATTTGTAGGCCACTGCTTATTATAATTGTAACTAAAAGTAGGTCGAGACCTATTCTTCTAGTGGGAGTTCAAGC